CCTTGACCTGTAGCCAAGCCCACTCCTGTCTGCATGGGTATATGAAGCGTCTTAGATGTTATTTGATTCTGAGGCACGCCTAGCAGCGCACCTGTAATGGGATTGCCTATTAAAATTCTAAGCCTTTCTGCACCATTGTCCGTGTAGGTATTATAATCTAATTCATAAGTGTTACCGCTTACAGCATCAGTCACTAGGTTTTTGTTGTAGCAATAATCAACCTCACTACCTAACCACGCCTCCCTACTCACTCGATCAGTACCACCTGATAAAGTAATCCAGTAATCATTAATCTCTGAATAAGCTAAACAATCACCCGCACTAGGGAATTTTAAAATAATAAACGTCTGACCCTTAAGCACGCATGATGAGATGACACAATCATCAACATAGCCATAGTCGTTAATAATGTTTGATATTGAAGATGTATTAACCGACCTAATGGAAGCGCCTGAGCCTTGATAGACACGCCTATCATCACCTAAAAAATAGAAATTGGTATCTGACTTGCCCACAGCGTACTTACCTGCTATCCCCACATTCTGTAAAGATGAGCTACGCCTTGCAGCAGGAGGATTACCTGAGCCTGTGTATTGCCATAACTCTGTCGAGCCTGTACCCGCTAAATATAAAAGCCCTTGAAACACAAAGCCTCTAGTTAAGCTATCTCCGCTTTGATTAGCTGTTGCAAAATTCAAGGCGTTCCATGTGTCAGGGTCTGCCGTATCACTAAAAGCAAACTTTTGATCATCTCCACCGATAACAAACGTATCATAGAAAAAAGCTACCCACTCAATACCTGTGATAACTGATTGAGATATGGTAGACAAAATAGAGCCGTTATACTTATACAGCGTATTATTCGCCACTATTAACAAATTAGTACCATCATCAGCAAAGATAGCCCTATCAGTACCCGATATAGAGCCTAGGTTTGTCCTAGAGCCATATTCATCCTCTTTCCATAGAGTAGAGCCAGTTATTAAATAACGCTCTTCTGCCATCTTGTGTGCGCCTCTAGCTGCACCTGAACCAGAGCCAAATAGTTTTAAACCTGGAAAGTCTTGCCATACAATCCTGCCGCTTGCATCAGCTTTGACCATATACATATTCCTAATGTCAGCAGGGTCAGCTTGTATACTCTCGTTGTCACCTATTACTGGTGAAAAATCATAAGGCACTATCATGGAGTAGGCCTCTCAGTTCGCATAGCCTTGCCTGAAGGATAGCGCCCTTTCTTATCTGATATATTAGCCTCATTTACCGCTTGCAAATACTTAGCCTCGTATTTCATAGACTCTTCAGTATTCATAGCCCAATCAAAATAATGCTTCAAACTAGCAAATAAATAAACAGTAGGGTATCGAGTCAATACCGCATTAGTAGGCGCTGCGCCTGATAGAGCAGTAAGGCTTTTAAAATAAAGCAATTCATAGCCATAACTACCATCAGGGGTTTTATTAAACTCTATTTGGTCAGTAATTGTATAATCAGTAGGAATACCAGAGCTTTGCTCAATCGCCATTGACTCAGGCACTCTAAAAGTAAGCTCTCTAGGAGGATTAGTTGTAAGTCTTAGCTTCCTGCTTTCTAAGTAGTCACTAGGCAGCGCCTCTGTACGTCCAGACAGCGTTCCTGTTGTCCTTGTCTCCATATCCCTAATTCTTAAATCGCGCCATATATCGCTCTCAGCAAGCGCTATAAAGGTGTCTGTCATGCCTGTAGCATCACCACGCTTACCCCAATCATTTATAGCCGTTTTTAATTCTGTGTAATTACTCAGTGCCATATCGTTTAACCATTACCAAGAAGCCGTGAGAATTTAACTGAAAAGACAGCAGCTCAAACCTTTCTTGTATTTTAGGAAGCCACCAGCTAGAGGGAGCTTGTATTAAATGTGCATTTCTACCATCTGATAAAGTCTTGACAGCAGGGCCTGTGTGTATAGAGAAAATACCGAAAAACTCAGTCACTCTACACAAATCATCTAACACCTCATCAAGATGGTCAGGCTCAATATGCTCTAACACATCAATACAACAAACTAATTGACTCGAATCAGGCTTAGCACTCCACTCTTCCACCGCTGGCTCATAATGCTTTACTTCTACATCATGGTTTACCTGTAGAGACTTAGCCAGATTACCCTTTCCTGCTCCATAATCAAGCATCTCTGAAACGCCTGTCTTATTGATAAACTCAGAGATAATAGGCGCATACGTCTTTGAAGCCACCCCAAAGTTAGGGTTTTCATGCAGCTTCTTCATTTCATCTTTATACTCTTCACTAATCACGATACACCGCCTGATAAAATCCTTGTGTGTTTACAGCCAAGCCGCCTGATATTTTCCAGCTCTTGCCTATCATCTTATCCATCTGCCTCTCTAAATCTTCGTAATCTTTAGCAAACAAGATTCTATAATGTGTGCCTTCATAAGCCACTTTAGGCTTAGGTGTAGCTTTCTTCTTAGCCATTAGCGTGTGCCTCCATTTTTGCTTTCTCGTCTACCCACTCATCAGCAAATTCTTGATTCTCATAGCCCTTAAAGCATGGAGCGCCTAGAGTAAAATGAGCCACTAGAGCGTCAGGGTTTTCTTTGTACTCACCCACTAAATGATTAAACTCTAAGGGCAAATCACCGATAGTCTCAGCCCACTCAAACTGGTGCAGATACTTGCCTTTTGCATTATTCACAATCGAGGGTGATAACTTCTTACACCCCTGAGCAGAGCAATTAAAAACAATGAAACTTGACCAATTCTTCTTAGGATAGACGTGCTGAGTATTGCCTAGAAACTTCTTACCCTCTTTAGGCGCATAATTATGTTTAACCACAAACACATCATGCTTTAAATCTATGTACTCTAGCACCTTGTAAATATCACCTCTTACAAGCATATCAGAATCCATAAAGATAGCCTGACCTTGATACCCTGCAAGATAAGGCGTTAAGAATCGAGAGAATGAAAACTCTGTACTGCCATCCTCAATGCCTCTAGTGAACTCAGGGATATTCCTTTTGTTAATAGGAATTAAAGCCACAGGCCCTGAAGCCTGTCTTAATATCGAGTGGCATAACACATGATAAGCCACCGTCTCATTCTGATCGTAACCTATAAAGATTCTAAGCATTTATTCACCTCTGTCGTTAAATCTTTCCAACTACCTTTCTGCCTAAACAGTTTTACCGATTCATACCAAGGAAAATCACCCTTTAAATGGTAGCGATAACCAGGCTCTCTAGGCACTAATACATAACAAGGTATTCCTAAAGCACCCGCTATATAAACAACCGTTGTGCATGAAGTTACCACCATGTCTAACTGACTAATCAAAGCCGCTAAATCATCAATATCTCCACCCTTAGCAGTTGCTCTAGGATAAGACTTGATATTATACCTGTCTAAAACGTCAGTAGGTACTGCTTTGTACTCCAAAGATATAAACGTGTCTTTATCATTGAAAATAGGCTCTAAATCTTCAGGCTTTAAGCTCCTTCGCTTCATTCCCGTATTAGGTAGCCCACCATTCCACGCTACACCTATCTTTCTGCCCTTGAATGTATCAAATAAGGCTCGCCATTGTAGCTCTCGCTCACTATCTACTTTTAAATAGGGTTTTTTAGGAAAGTCTTGCTCTGAATGTCTGTAAAAATGAGGCAATTGACCTATAGCACACTGATATTTTGGCTTATTCTCATCAAGCAATGGGGTTTCCTTGCTAAACCTTGTGCCATATACCTTAGCTTCAGGGAAAGATCGCTTAAACAAACCCTCAAGCCTAGAGTCACAGTCTAAAATAATATCATTAGGCACATCTTGTAAGCATGAGGCAAACATAATCTCATCACCAACACCTTGCTCGCCATAAATAACCACCTCGCCCTCTGACTTGCCATCCCATTCAGGTAAGCCATAGTCTCTACGCTCTCTGTGTTTAACACCTAGCGTCTCATAGTAATTCTTCCACCCGTTAGTCCAGTCTCTCAACATAATCTGAGCCAAAGCTGTATTGTGCTTAGGCGCAACCATAGAAGGGTCTAACTCCATAGCCTTCTTGCTTAAATCTATACACTTTTGAGGCTCGCCTGTTTGAAGGCAGATTAACGCCTCGTTAGCATAAGCATTAGCATTATCAGGCTTTATTTGGTAAGCCTTTTGAAACATCCTTTTAGCCTTGTAAATGTCATACTCTTCAAGGCACATTCCCATATTAGAATAAATCTCTGAGATGCCTGGGTTTAGCTGAGCGCACCTATTGTAAATATGATAAGCCAATCCATAACGCTCTGCTTCCATCATTATGTAGCCCGACATAAATAAAGCCATTTGACCCCATTGACCCTCCATATCTTCGTCCATGATGTCGTTTAATATTCTCATCGCCTCATCTGGCTCATGTTTTGCCAGATTTTTCGCCCTCTCTAAAAGCTCTTGCATCAATATGTCCTCAAGTACCGCCACTCTGGGTCACGCTCAATCAGCTTCTCCAGCTTAGGCAAGTCATCTTTGTTAAATACATCTATACCGCACTCATTCTTTAACTGCACAATCACATTGTTAGGTACAGTCGCAAACTTCCAATAATCACCACGCCTACTATTCACACCTGAGTTTTGTTGAGCCTTATTATTATCAATAATCCGACTAACATCTTGCGTGGTTTCTATCCACGTCTTGCCCGTTCCGTGGTCGTAATGATGCCAAGTAGAACACCCTGTAAACGCATTGTGGTCAATCAATCTTCTAGCCATATTATCCTCTTAAAATAAGGCACTTAGGGGAGAGGGAGCGATGAACTCATTCCACCTTTCGGTTAGGAAACCCTTATGCCTTAATCTTTAAACAGCTACTAAGCAGTGGTTAAGTCAGTGACTTTACCCGAAGCAGCTTCGTTTTTACTGATAAGAGTCAATTCAGTTAGCAATTGAGCCTTATCGTTATCACCAGTTTTTCCTAGTGGGTTAAGTTGCATTTCTCGCAAGAAACCAACACCCCAATACTCCATATCCAACACAAAAGCAGTGTTATCACGTTGGAAACGGTTAGGAACAACCTTTAATGTGCCAAAGTTAGACTTATAGAAATCAACACCACCGATAAGGGTAATGTCCATTCCTTGGTCTGCTCTAGTCTCTAAGGTAGAAATACCTGAGAAGCCAGAAACCTTAGTACGGTTATGTGGGCCAACCATGATAGTGTCAGGAGCGCCACCTTGAGTCCAACAAGCCTGAATCACTGCATCAAGGCTCGCTTTTGCAAACGTACCCGCAGTAGAGGCATCAGTCGGAGCAGCAACAGTACCAGAAGCAAAGCCTGGAGTAGTTGCGCCACTTGCTGAAACACCCTGAGTTGTCTTATTAGTAGACAGCCAAGATTCAAGAGAAGCTAGTGAACGACCTGTACCGATACCACCCGCACTAGATGCTTGGTTACGAGTCAAAGCGTATTCAATATCACGCTTCAATTCTTTACCAGATTTAGTGGTTTGATAAGAGTATTCATCAGCTCGACCTGCTGTATTAACAGACTGTTGAGTACCAGATACAACAACAGTTTGCTGCATAATCTGATTGTAGTTACCCAATCGAGAAGT